CACCGCGGCGGCCAGCCCGCCGATCACGCCCATGAGCACCAGCACCAGCGTCGAATTCTCCTGCATGAATTCGCCCACCGATTTCAGCACGCCCTGTAGGGCCGTGTACGCCGGCAGCAGGCCCTGACCGATTGCGGCGGCGGCGTTTTCGTTCGTCGCGGCGGCCCGGGCGGCGGACCCTTCGGCCGTGTCCGATTCCTTCGCGAACGTGCCGGCCGACTTCGCCGATTGCTCGGTCGCCAGGGCCAGCACCGCCTGCGCCTTCGCAGTTGAGTACGCCTGCCCGGTCAGCTTGTCCGTGCCATCGGCCGCCATCTTCGCGTTCACGGCCGTTTGATTCAGGGCCAGGCCGTACCGCTCGGCCGGGTCCGCCTCGCCGCGCAGCGCCGATCCCAGCGCGTTCACGGCGTCCGCGGTCGACCCGCCGAACGTCGCGGCCAGGTCGGCGCCCATCGTGATCAGGTCGCCGGTATTGCTGGCCGCGGTCGCCTGGTCGACGCCGAGATTCTGTAGCTGCGCGCCGATCCCGGCCGCCATCTGCTGATAACTGGACGCCGACAGGCCAGCGGCGTCGTCCGCGGCCGCGGCCCAGTCGTTGATCACGCCGGCCGATTCGCCGAACACCGAATTCACGGCGCCGACCGATTGCTGCGCGGCGCTGGCGGCGTCGATCGCCGATTTACCGAACGCGGCGACGCCGGCGGCGGCGATCGTCGCCGGCACCGCCAGCGTCTTCACGCCGGCGCCGAACCGTTCGGCCGAGCTGGCCGCCTGGTCGATGTCCTGCCCGGCCCGGGCGGCGTCGACCGCGATCCGGACCAGCAGCTCGATCGAGCTGGCCATCTGCTACCGCCTCGCCTTGCGTATCGCGGCCGCCTGGTCGGCGAGCACGTCGACCACGGTGGCCAGCACGTGATCGGACTCGTCCCGCCACTGCGCCGGCGCGGTGCTGGTCGCGACGGCGATTTCCACGATCAGCCGGGATCGACTCCCGGCCGGGTAGGGTCCGCCGGCTGCGAATCGACGTTCACGATTTCCAGGGTCGTCGCCCGGAACGACTCCCACGACACGTCATCGCCGATCACGCCGGTCCGCCGGCTGGCGGCCCACGCCAGGAACGTCAACCAGCGGAACGGGGCGTCGCCGGGGCCCTTCCAGCGGTGCGTCGCGGCCGTGTCCTCGTACAGCAGCAGATCGGGGTTATAGACCTGCACCAGGTACGGGTCGCCGGTCGCCGGCACGACCCGGATCCGCGGGATCGTCAGCCCGGTCCGGCCGACCGGCACGTCGAACGGCCCTTCCGGCAGCTCGACCGTCGTTTCCGGCACCGGGGCCAGATTGCGTGATGTCACTTGCCTCTCACCTTCCCGACCGCGGATTCAGCCGCGGCCGTGTAGATCCGCTCGACCGCCGGCGCCGAGTCGTCCAGCGCCGACGTCAGGGCCCGGGACGGGGTGATCCCGTGCGCGGCCCAACCGAATTCCTGGACGCCGGCGTAGACCAGCGGTGACGTGATCTGCACGCCGCCGGCGGTCACGGCCGGCCCGAACGACGCCGCCAGGGCGCCAGTCTTGCGGCGGGCCCGGCCGGCGGCCAGCTTCGCCACTTCGGCGCCCGCCTGTTCGTGCGCGGCGTGCAGGTCGGCCAGCTCACGGGCCAGCGCGTGCATGGTCCGGGCGAACTGCGCGCCGCCGACCAGCTCGACCGTCCCGCCGGTCACGACGCCTTAGCGGCGCGCTTGCTGCGCGGCGGCTCGACCGATGGCGGCGGGATCTTCGCCCGCTGGATCGGCTGCCCGGTCCGCATCAGCACCGCGGCGCCGCCCGGGTAGGTGAACGTCACGTCACCGCTGATCGTGAACTCGAAATCGCTGGTGAGCGTGTCGCCGTACTTGTCGGCGCCGAAGTCCAGCGGGTCGATGATGATCGTCCCGGCCGCGCTGGTCCCGTCCGCCGTATTCGGGGTGAACGTGAAGTCTTGCGCGGTGCCGGGCGACGCCCACGACAGGGCGAACAGCCCGGCGTCGCCTTCGTCCGGGTCGATGTCCAGATTCCCGGACAGCTTCGCCGTGTAGGTGATCGACCCGGGAACCTTGCTGCCACAAAGCTTTTGCGTTTCGTCGCCCTCATTCTTGGTCGGGCTGATACGGCACCCGTTCACCAGGCATGAGACGTCGATTTCCGAACCGATCGCGCCGATTTTCAGCGTCCCGGGGCCCAATACAGGCATGGTCTACTCCCTCGCAGTTGATCGTGGTTGGCGGCAGCGTTCGGACCAGGTCAGCCGGTACGCCGGCAGCGGCGCCGCCTGTTCGGGCACCAGCAGGTTGTTCGGTTCGCCCTGGACCGCGGCGAATTGCAGGGCCGCGGTCACCTGGTCCAGCAGCTCGCCGAGATTGACCAGGTCGACGTTTCGGCCGGCGGCGCCGGTCACGCACCAGATGGTGAACTCGGCGTCGAAATCGTTGCGGGCGAATCGCCAGGTGATCGCCGGCGGGCCGACGAACACGCACGGGGGGTTGATGTCCCGTTCGTCGTTCGTCGCCCGGATCCCGACCGCCAGCAGCCGGTCCAGCACGCCCTGCACGGCGGCGGCGACGTTCACCCGACACCAGGCAGGGCCCATAGGCCAGTGCGCAGCGCACGGGCGATTTCCGGGTCGTAACGGCTGACGTACGTGACACTCTCGCCGAACGTTTCGACGCCGCCCGGTGAATTCCGCCGGCGCACCAGCCGGGCCGCCAGCATGACGGCCGCCTGGTACGTCTCGGCGTCCGGAATGTACTCGGCCGGCCAGGTCGCCGGCGGCGGATCCGGAGGGTTCGGCATGTCCGGGTCGTGGTAGACCCAACCGTCGCGCCGGGCCCGTTCGACCTGCGGTTCGGTCGCGGCCGCGCACCTGGTCACCAGGTCGTCGTCGGCCGTGTCGGCGCCGGCCAGGCGCAGCTGCGCCTTCACGTCGGCGACCGACAACCAGGCAGGCTCGTACGTCGGCATGGTTACGGCAGCGCCGGCGTCACGGTCACGGTGACGATGCCCAGCGGGTCGTTGATCAGCTCGGCGTGGTAGCCGAAGACGCCGACGTCGATCCCGCCGTCGGCGACGTCGACCGCGCGGACCTTGAACGGGTCGCCCTTCGGCGTGTACTGCGTGGCGGCCCGCCGGTCGCCGGCGGTCACGGTGCCCAGCGGCAGCGCCGGCGACTCGAACACGCGCAGGTTGTTCACGGTCGCCGACTCGCCCGACAGGTCGACATTCGAGCTGGACGCCAGCCACCAGGGCGCCTCAGCGGTCGGGATGTCCAGGTACTCGGCCATCACGTCGGCGGCCAGGGCGATCCAGTTGACCGACGCGCCGACGTCGCGCAGCTTGCGGGCCGCCAGGCTGATCGCGGCGATCGCGGTCGGGGCGTCGCCGCCGTCCGTTGCTTCGGCCAGGATCAACGTGCCGATTTTCGCGTCCAGTTTCTTCGCGTAGTCCTGCGTGACCAGCCGAAGCCACGTGTTGATCACGGATTCGTCGCCGAAGTCCAGCCAGATCCGGTCGAAATCGGCGCCGACCGCCATCCTGGTCGCCAGCAGGTTGACCGGGCCGAAGCCCAGCGTCCCATCGGTCGGGATCGGCGCCTTATCGCCGGCGTAGTCGCTGATCTGCGGCCCGGGCGGCAGTCGCTTCCAGCCGGTCAGCCGCATCCCGGTCAGCGTCGCCGTCTGGATCGACTGCGCCCAGTTCATCCGGACCAGCTCAGGTCCCCACAACTCGCCGAGCCACTGCACGGGGTTCGTCGCGGCCGACGTCGTGCTGGTCGGGGTGATGTTGGCCAGCGCGGCGTTCAGCGCCGCCGCGGTGCGGCCGCCGTCGATGAACTGCGCGGCGATCTGCGCGGCCGCCTGTTCGGTCGTCAGGGCTTGCGGCCGCCGGCGGGCCGCGGTCAGCGCGGCCGGGGCCCGGGCCGCCCGGGCCGCCGACCGCCTGGCAGCCGGCGCCGGGGGGGGGTTGCCCGGCGCCGGCGGGTCGGTGTCGTCGTCGTCGTCGTCGTCGTCGCCGCGCTCGGCGGCGATCCGGGCGTCGCTGAATGCGGGCAGCGGCACCAGGGCGATCGCGACCAGCTCGGCCGCCAGCAGCTCGCCGTCGTCGTCCAGCTCGACGTCTTCCAGCTCGACCGACATCGCGTCCCGGGTGCCCTCGCGTGCTTCCAGCAGCGCGGCGTCGCCGTCCGGGGTGCCGGCGATGTGCAGCTCGGCGACCAGCCCGTCGTTCGTCTCGGTCAGGGTCGTCACGTAGCCGACCGGCCGGGTCCGGTCGTGCCCGGTGAAGACCTTGACCCGGCGCAGATCGGCCGGCCAGCGGACCACGCCGGCCGACGCGCGGACCCGGCCGGCGCTGGTGCGCCCGTCCGCGGCATACGGCAGGGCCAGTCCGCGCAGAGTGCGATCGGTCGCGGGCCGGCCGGCGGCCGCCTCGACCACGGCGTCGGACGCGACCAACCGGATCCGGCGATGACGGTCGCACGCGATCGCGGCGATCCGTCGCCTGGTGCTGGTTGCTGGCATGGTGAGACTCCCTAGTCTGCGGTCGGTGCGCCGGTCGCCGGCGCCACAGTCGTTGTGAATGCGGACGTATCGAACGCCGTGCGCTGGCCGGCCGCGACAACCGGATCCATTGACAGGGCCGCGGCGATCGCGTCCAGGTAGCTCGAAAGCGAGTAGTCCAGAAATTGCTGGTTGCGGGACACGGGATTCGAGTACGCCAGGCTGGACCCGGTCGGTTCGGCGTCGATCATCGCGCCGGGAATGTTCATATGCCGGGCCACGTCCAGCGCCGCCGCCTGCCGGCCGCTGACCAGCAGCTCGGACGAATCCAGCCGGTACTCGTTCACTTCCAGCGCGGCGTTCGTGAACAGAATGCCCTGGTTATCGGCCAGGGCCCGCCGAGTCTCGGCGACAATCTCGGCCCGCTCGGCCGGCGTCAGGGTGATTTCCGACGTCTGGTGCAGACCGATCCGGAACGGCGTGCGGGCCACTTCGGCGGCGGTCGATTCCAGGGTGCCGGCGGCCCGGATCGTGCGGGCACCGAAGCTCAACACGCCTTCATGCGGGCCCTGGATAAGGATCACCCGGCCGGCGTCATACGGCCGGCCGTCCTGGTCGACCAGGTGCCCGTTCTGGTCGACCCACCAGCAGTCATAGGGCACCCGGACCGCGCGCAGCGGCCGGCCGTTCGCGTCCTGCAACGTCACCAGCCACAGGCACCAGCCGGAGAACAGCAGGTCGTCGGCCGTCGCCAGCATCCGGGCGAACGGCGACTGCCCGGTAAGCAGCCCGTACCGCAGCCGGTCGTCGTCGTCCAGGGCGCCGAGCTGGCCATCGGTGCCGTAGCACCAATAGTTC